CGCAAAACAGCGACTGGTCATGGGGTGCATCGTCGTAGCGCAGAAATTGCAGTCCGTCGGGACTGGTGTAGAAGGCGGCTTCGATTTCAAAGGGAATCGGCATTTGTCTGGTTCTCCGATTGGTTGCGGTTGGTAGTCCAAGAGGCGACTTCGTAGGGCATCATGCCGGATAACGCCTTGACCATGCCGACGTCGGCGCCGTGTGTTTCGGCGATGGTGCGGCAGAGCGCGGAGAACAGCCCCACGATTGCAGCACTTCCGGCGAGGGCGGGCGGCAGGCGCTCGCGGCAGGATGCCAGCAGTTCCATGGCGCAATCGTGCGTCGTGCGCTCGCACGCCAGGATCAACCGGCGCTGTTGCGGCGGCAGACCGATATGACGTTCGTCGGCGAGGATGGTGGGTTTTGCCATGGTAGTTCCCAAAAGGCCGGGAATCCCGTTGCGTCGAGGATTCCCGGCAAGTCTTAGGGAGGGAAACCAGCCGCACGCTGGCGTGCCGCTGATCGCAATGCACAGTGTCTCAGTGCTGTACATAACGTCTACATTAAAGCCAAAATCCGGCACGGCGGTCAAGCGATTTCTGTACTATTTGTATAATAAATTTTACCGGATATGCATCGTCGAGAGCACTCGGCCCGCATATAAATAGGATTTGCGCGAGCGGATTTTGATCGGTTCGTAAAACGGATTTGCTGCGAACAGGGTGAAGGTCTCCGACAATGGCAGCGCCGACAATGGCAGCGCCGCCTGGTAAATGCGGAAGAACAAGCGCTCGTGCCCCTTGAGGCTCACCAGCAGCCATTGCTCCGGCAACACGTCCTGATCAGGGTCCACTATAAGATAGGTGCCAGGGGTGCAGACGTTATCGCCACCATTCATTGATTGGTCGCCGGGTGGTATTTCCCAGGCAAATGCTCGTTTGCCCGCGCCGATCCTATTGGGGATCGGAAGCCAATCTGTGCTCATCAGGTTTCCCTCGGCGATGAATATTATTGTTTGAGACGCCGATAGGATAGGAATACACCTGACATCCACAGGTTGTGAAGGGGTTTCCGTAAAATCTCCGGTTAATTGGTTAAATTTGCTGCCTTTTTTGATGGTGCCGTACAGCAGCCATTCAGGCTCCACGCCAAATATGGTAGCAAAAATGCCGATGTTTTTTGCCCTCGGCATTCGCCGCCCATTTTCGTAGGAGTAGTATGTCGGCTCCTTCACTGCCGCGCACTCTTTGAGCACGGCGAGAGCATCGCCGATTTTAGGGTAGCGGGCCGTGCGGGCGAGTTTGAGTCTCGTCGCAAAATCGTTGGTCTGGGTTTTTGTCATGGACTGATTGTACAGGCAAATACTACACAATGGGTATTGACCGCAACTGTACATTGCGTACAAAATAGCGCCATGCAGCAAATACAATCTCATGCCGCGTTATGTCAGTTGTGGCGCCGCGCAGACGATCTGGCGGCGGATATCAATGCGGCGATGCCCCACAATGTCAGACCCATCACACGCGAATGCGTCCGGAAGTGGAAGTGTCGGAATAGCGTCCCCCCCCAATATTGGCGTGTGCTGATCGATCTTGCCGAACGGCGGCATGCCGTCATGATCACATATCGTCAGTTGACGGAACTGACTGAGCACCGGCTGCGGACCAAGGAAAGAGCCGAGGCGGCGTGATGGTAAACGGCGTGCTGTGGTCATCGGCGCAAATGGAGACGCTCCGAGCGTTGTGGGCGGAGGGCGTGCCATCCAAGGGCATTGCCGAGAATATGAACGATCGATACGGCATGAAGCTGACCTATGTGGCTGTGAATGCCAAGGCCGAGCGCATGAAACTATCGAAACGGCCGCGTATCGCCGCACGGCCGCCAGAAGCGCGGCAAGGCCTGGGGGTTATCAAGGCGCGTGTGCAGCGCCGCATCCGGGACTATCAGTTGCTGCCGAAAATACCACGGAAGAGCAGACAGCCCGAAGATTTCAGCCACGCGGTGACGCTCGCCGACAGGCAACACGATCAATGCAAATGGATCATCGGCGAGAATGCAGCGGGCGTAGCCCTCTACTGCGGACATGTGCGCGGCGACAACAAAAATTACTGTCCTATCCACGCAGCAAGAGAACGAAGAAAATGAGAAACACCTGCAAAACATGCGGCGCGTTCAACGCGCTGAATCGCAGCATCGGCGAATGCCGCGCCAGAAGCCCGATGCCAATATTGCTAGGGCATGTCCAGCCGCCCAGCGGCATGGGGCAAAAGCAGCCTATTGTGCAGGGGTTCTTCCCGCCGGTGCGCGACGACATATGGTGCGGCGAATGGCGCCCGCGCTTGCAGAGCGTACCGGTCCCGAATGGCATCGTGTCGCTTTCCAAAGGACAGGACCATGAGCAGTGACGGCCCGCACAACGGACAGCGCATATGCAAATGCTGTGGTCTGACGAAATCGGTGGAAAAATTCGCGTGGCGCAAGAGCATATCTCATCGCAAAGCCGGTGAACGGCGTGGCCGCCTGAAACGGGCGGAAGGCTGGTACAGAAATGTCTGCGGGGATTGCGTCAGCGCCGAGCGGCGGTGGCGTTATCGGTGCCTAGAAAAATTTAAGGCCAACCCATCGCTACGGTGGTCACCGGAACGCATCGCCGAATTGCGCACTCACCTGCTGGCTGGCCTGACTGCCGCCGAGACTGCCATCAGAATGGGCCGTAGCGTGGCCGCCATTCATAGCGCCCGCTATTCCTATCTGCCCGGCACTCAGCCATTCACTAGGGGGCCGCTGCCTCCACGGCCAAAATCGATACACCTCGATGCTGTGCGCGAGCTGCTGGAAATGGGCTGTTACAGCTATCAGGATATTGGGATTATCCGCGGCATCTCGCGCGACACAGTCGCGGGGTTGGTGTTCCGCCACAAATTGCGGCGCCGCCAATCCTGGCCATCCGAGCAAAAAGCCATTTTGGCGGATTTGTCGGCGGGTGGCCGTAGCGCCAGCCAGATTGCCACGGCGATCCGCGTCTCGGCGGATGCCACCAAATCGGTGATGCGCCGCAACGGCCTGTTCGCGAAGCCAAAAAACCGACTTGAGCGTGTGAAGTGAAGGGCATCGAAGCCGCATTCGTCGGCGCCGTCAGCTACGATGCGCAGCTCAGAACCGCCAAAAGCGGGCGCGAATGGCTGTCGGTCAATATGATCGTGGGCGAGGACGATGATGCGCAGCCCGTCAACGTCGCCTCCTTCTCCAGCAATATTACCGATCTGGTGTTGCAGCTCGTCAAGGGCACGCAAGCCTACGTCGAGGGCAAGATCAAACTGCGGCGCTGGCAGGACCAGGCAGGCAATCCTTGCGCCGGACTGTCGGTCTCGGCCGCCGTTATCCAGCCGCTCGGCCTCATCGGTGAGCGGCGTCCGAAGAGGCCGAAAGCCGAACGCAAGAAACCCACCGAAAACATCAACGCGCCGCTGCCTTTCAACGACTCCCTGCCCTTCTGATTTTCTCCCTCCGATAAGGACGGCCGTATGGACCACAAGCGCGAAGTCGAGCCGCCAGTGGACCCGCTACAGACGGCGATGCTCGCCGAACTGCGTGCCGCGCATATTCGCGCTCGGCTCCTACAGGCCGATATCGAGGCCCTGGGCATTGCCCTGCGCCATGGCCTGATCACGGCTGCCCAAGCTTTGGTTGCTCTGCATGATTTGGGCATGCCCACGATGCTCGATGTCGGTTCTAGGCCTGGCGACACCTGGGCAATGCGGGAGCTGCCAAAATGTTAAATGAGCAAGCGCCTGACGTGCTGGAGCGTGATAAAGACGGGCGCCTGGTTAAATCCGAGGGCAACTTGCTGAAAGCGATGGCGTGGGCAGGCGTGACGCTGCGCTACGACGAGTTCGCCGGTGAGTACCGCATCGACGGGCTGGAGGGATACGGAACACGGCTGGATGACGACGCGCTCGATGAGCTGTATCTGCTGATCGCGCGGGAATATTCTCTCAAGCTGCCGAACACGGATTTCAGGCGCATCGTCAAGGCCGCCGCCAGGCGCAGCCGTTTTCATCCGGTGCGCGACTACCTGAACGAATTGAAGTGGGATGGCACCGAGCGCCTCGACGCCTGGCTGATCACATATGGCGGTGCCGCTGACACCGAATTCACACGCGCCGTCGGCCGCATATGCCTGATCGCCGCCGTCCGGCGCATTCGCCAGCCTGGAATTAAATTCGACGAAATGCTGGTGCTGGAAAGCCCCGAAGGCAAGGACAAATCCACGGCGTTCAGCGTGCTGGCGAGCGACGCTTGGTTCACCGACGAGGCGCCGCTGACGGCGCAGCCGCGTGAAATCATCGAGCAACTGCGCGGCAACTGGATCGTTGAATGCGCCGACCTCGACGGCATGCGGCGCGCCGAAGTGACGACACTCAAGAAATTCCTCTCCCGCCGGGCAGATAAGGCCACGCTCAAATACAAAGAGGAAACGACCGTCTTCTATCGGCAGTGCATTTTTGTCGGCTCAACCAACGAAGAGAATTATTTGCTCTCGACCACCGGCAACCGCCGCTTCTGGCCGGTGGCTGTGCGTCAATTCGACATCCCGGCACTCACCCGCGACCGCGACCAACTGTGGGCCGAAGCCGCCCTATGCGAGGCATCGGACGAAAGCATTCGTCTGCCGCGCAGATTATGGGACATGGCGGGCCAAGAACAGGCGCTGAGAACCGCCATCGACGAGTGGGAATATCTGATTGCCGAATGGCTGGAGGCGGAATTGCGCGATGAGCGCTCACTGCTATCCGAGGGATACCGCACCACAATAGCCGCCGTAGCCAAGGGCGCACTCGGCATCGAAGCGGAAAAACTTGAGCAGCGAGTGACCGATAGAGTCGCCCGGTGCCTGAAAAAAGCTGGCTGGTGGATGGCTCAGCGCTCAAACAGCAAGAATTACTGGAAAAAAGCCTAGGGGTCACTGGGGGGGTCACTGGAAGGGGTCACCCCGTAAAAGTGTTACTCACCAACGGTTCTGCCCGCAAAAGTGACCCCAGTGACCCTAGTGACCCTGAAATCATAAAAAAGAAAAGAGAAGAAGTAGAGTCTGTGCGAACAGGGGTCACTGCCGGGGAGGGGTCACTGCCAAAACGGCCACACGGAGAACGACATGAAGCCAATTGCTGACGGGATCGCCTTCGACAACCTCGCCACCGAAAATCATCCAGTTTGGCGGCGGCGCCACATGTTGCCGCTTACCCCGCAGGCCGTGCGTGCCGAGCAGGTGGAGGCTGGCATCATCCGGCGCACTCCGCTCGATGCGCTGCTGACCGACGCGGAAGCCCAGGCGCTCGAACGCTACGCCGCTAACGAGGACATGCTGCGCGGCAATGCCAGGGCGCAGGACTACTGCGGAGACCGGGTGCAGACCTCCCGGCAGAACATGGCGCCGATCCACGACGACGCGCTGCCAGGTCTGCGGGCGCATGCAATGCTCAAGCAGCGATTGCCAAAACGGCATCAGGCCATCCTGACAATATTCTGCTTCCAGCAATGGCGCGATCCGCAGGCGCGAAGCGATGCGCAATTAGGGCTGCTGCTGGCGCCGAGGGCCAGGGACAAAGGCCTGGCATGGCGGCTGCTGGTCGCGCAAACTGCGGCTTGGCTGGCGAAATGAGGTTTACTCAGAGCAAATAGGTGTGTACTATTTGTGCTGCTTGCGACGCTGGTACTGCGGCTTCGTGAGCAGGAAAGACAACGTAAGACGCAAAAACTGGCTTGTGACAGAAACGCCATCAGTTTACGCCACTGATGGCGTTTTGCGTTGAGGTGCGCCGATGCCGCAAAGCAGTAATTCTCTCGCCGAGTGGGGCGTGAATGGATTACCCCAAGTGGTTCCAGGTAGTCAATGGGCCGCAGTCTCCGTGTTCTGCGGAGATGTCAACGCGTATACAAGCATCTATGCATTTCACGATGATCCGTTGTTTGCATTCAGGACGCCTGTAAACTCACCATGGCTCACATCTGCTGAATGCGCGGCGGTAAATTTGCCGCATAGGAAAATATACTGGAAAAAAGAGACACGAACATTTAGCCTCGACGCAGCGGCCGCACTAGCTAGAAATAATGCATTCACGGTTTTGCGCAGAGAGCCAGTAATGAAACAAGCATGGCAAAATCCATGTGAAATAATAGATACTGATATTGGCGGACATCTTCCTATAGGCGTGCATGTTTCTGAAGATGCTTTTTTTATTGTAACGGAACTTGCCGAGAGACAGGCCTTGAAGGCCAAAAAAGATTTCGCATCAGCCGATCTGATCCGGCGTGTGATTACGGGTGGTGGCGTTGAGGTGATTGACAAGCCGACCGGAACATACTGGTTCTATGCCTAGCAAAAGCAACGCCGCGCGCTCCGCAAAATAAGCTTGCCTCACACGACGACACAAATTATCATTATTTTCCTAAGGTCTATCATTGCGCCTCGGATGTAACGGCTCGCTTCGGCGGGCCTTTTTTGTGGGTCACAACGGCCGTGTCCATCGAGCCGCATTGCCGCATCGGTCGCGTGCGGATCAAAGGTGGCGCCGATCTGCACATCTTCGATGCTCGTGCAAAGCGTTCCGCCAATGTCTGGCGGCAGCTTCGAACGGCGGTCGTACAGATGCACGATATCTACGCCGACGACCTTGCCGGGTTTGTGCTGATGCCGTGGGATTCCGGCACTCAATACAACACCTATGTGATCATCGAGCATGGCATGACCCGCAATAACCTGCCTGAGTTCGCGGCCGAAGCCCTGCGCCGAGACAACGCAGAATCAGATGTTCGCATGCTACTGAAAGGAGAATTATAACATGGCTAAGAAACCGGTCCCGGCGAAATCTAGCGAACCCGCTAGCGGCACCATGAAAGACATGAAGGAAGACATGAAAGAAGCGTCGAAGGGCAAGGGGATGAAGAGTGGCGGCAAAAAAAGCGGCCGCTGCTAAGCCGGTACTGCCGAAGCCGAAGAAGAAACCGCGCGGCACGCCCTGGGTAAAAGGCGTCAGCGGCAATCCAGGCGGCAAGGCTGTTGTGCCGCGTGAGGTAATCGACCTCGCCCGGAGCTATACCGTCAAGGCCATCAACAGGCTGGCATTCTGGATCGACTGCAATAATCCGCGCGCTTCCGTCGCTGCCTGCAATGCCATTCTGGATCGTGGCTGGGGCAAACCCACGCAGGTCATCGCTGGCGATCACGACAATCCAATCAACGTTTCCGTGAAACTCGATGCCTTCACCGGCCGAATTGCTCGCCTCGCTGCCCGAGCCGCTGAGGATGCAGGAGATCAAGAAGCTTAGCGAGGCCGAGCGCGACGAGCTGCTGTTTCACTGGCCATTCTGGGCGCGGCCGGAGCAAATGGCGCCGGGCGGTAAATGGTCCACCTGGCTCGTGCTGGCGGGCCGTGGCTGGGGGAAGACGCGCTGCGCCGCCGAATGGGTGCGGCAAGTGACTTGCGGCCCGATGCCGCTGGCGAATGGCATTTACGGACGCCTTGCGATTGTGGCGGAAACGGCGGCCGATTGCCGCGACGTGGTAGTCGAGGGCGAGAGCGGCATCCTGGCCATTCACCCGAAGGCGTTCCGACCGCTTTACGAGCCATCGAAGCGGCGGTTGACCTGGCCTAATGGTGCCATCGCCACGCTGTACTCCGCTGAAGACCCTGACCAGCTTCGCGGCCCGCAACATGACGCGGCTTGGGCCGATGAGGTGGCCAAATGGCGGTATGCTCAAGAGACGTGGGACATGCTGCAATTCGGGCTGCGTCTCGGCGACGATCCCCGGCAGGTGGTGACCACGACACCGAGGCCGATCAAGCTTCTGAAGGAGCTGATGGCCGACTCGTCAACGGTGGTTACTCGCGGGGTAACGACCGACAACCGATCGAACCTGCCGAAGAAATTCTTCGACAAAATCATCAGGCGCTATCGCGGCACGCGGCTTGGCCGCCAGGAGCTGAGCGCGGAGATTCTCGACGACGTGCCGGGCGCACTCTGGACTCGGCGCGGTCTGGATGAGCGGCGGTTGCCCTTCGGCAGCCGGTTGCCGGACATGCAGCGCGTGGTGGTTGCGGTCGATCCGGCGACAGCCGATCCCAACAAACCATCGCCGGAAGAGGGGGCCGAGACCGGCATCATCGGCGCTGGCATGGGTGTGGACGGTCGCGGCTATACGCTGTGCGATTTCTCATGCCGTCTTGGTCCCATGGGTTGGGCGCGGCGGGCAATCGCCGCCTATGATCTCCTGGAGGCCGATGTGATCGTCGCCGAGTCCAATCAGGGCGGCGCCATGGTTGAGGCTGTGCTGCGCGCCGAGCGCCCGGCGATACCGGTCATTCTGGTGCACGCCAGCCGAGGCAAGGTGACGCGGGCCGAGCCGATTGCGGCGATCTATGAGCAGGGCCGTGTCAGCCATGTAGGAGCGTTCGCGGAACTCGAAGATCAGATGGTGCTGTTCACGCCATCGGGGATCGAGGGCGACACCACCGCCGACCGGGTGGATGCGCTGGTGTGGGCGTTCACGGAGTTGTTCCCGTCGATCATCCACCGGCCGAGTGCCGATGACGATGAAGGCGATTATTTTTCACGGGTGCGTGGCCGTTCGATTGTGACGGGGTACTGATGGGCGGCGGACGCTGCTGCTGAATTATCGATGAGTTTTACGCAATCTCAGTTACGCGCGTACCGTTCTCGCCGCCAAAATAGTAATCTAACAGGTACTCGATCAGCTGATTGAGTGGCGCGCTGCCAGGCAAAAGCGACACCGTCTTCTGGCTGGCGTCTGCATTGATGATCAAAAACGACAACCCGCCCAGGCTGCGGATGCGTGCGGAGCCGTTGCGCTGCTTCGAGACGTCAAACTCAAAGCCTGCATCAATGTGGGTGTGCCGGTTGAATGATTTTGCGGTAGTCATGTCCATCTCCATCGGTGTGTTTGCTCACCCCCTTAATATAGGATGATGTCCTATGCATGTCAACGGTTAAATAGGATATCAGCCGATTTTTTGCTGACAAATATAGGATGACAGCGCATAATGTGCCCATGGATCACATGAGCGCAGACGAGTTTCGCGCGGCGTTGCGGGTGTTGGGCATTTCCCAGCGCCAGCTTGCCGCAGACATCAGGACGGACATTACCGCCGTAAATCGGTGGGCGACGGGCCGCGTCCCGGTGCCTGGCGCGGCTGAAGCGTATCTCAGGCTGAGGAGTGTAATTGCAGGACGACATTGAGCAGCCCGGCGTCGAGTCCGATTTCGGCGGCGCCGAGGAATCCAGCCCAGAACAGGCCGCGCTCGAAAAACTACACGCATGGGCTGACAGCCCGAACATCGCCGCCGACATCGACCCAGACCAGCTTTCCCAGATCGCCGCCCGCGTTATCGATGAGTGGACCATAGACCGTGGTTCGCGCGCCGACTGGGAACAGGAAGCGCGGCTGGCGATGGACGCCGTGCTCCAGAAAACCGAGGCCAAGAATTACCCGTTCGAGGGCGCCAGCAACGTCAAATATCCGCTGATGACCACGGCGGCGTTGCAGTTCGGCGCGCGAAGCTATCCCGCCATCGTCCAGGGCGACCGCATAGCGCGTGGCAAGATCATCGGCCGCGACACCAACGGACTGAAGCGAGCGCGTGCCGAGCGCATCAGCCAGCATATGAGCTGGCAACTGCTGAAGATGCCGAGTTGGGAGGCCGACACCGACACGCTGGTGCATCAGATGCCGGTGCTCGGCGACGGCTTCCGAAAGGTGTACTTCGATTACGAGACCGGCCGTGTCTGCTCCGAAATGATTTCGGCGATGCATGTCGTGGTCAACCAGGCCACGAAGTCGCTGAAGACGACACCGCGCATCACTCATGAGTTCGAGCTGTATCCGAACGAGATCGAGACACGCATTCGCGGCGAGACATTCCTCGAATTCGAGTATGGCACGGCGACGCCGCAGTCAATAACCACGGGATCGCAACCGCATTCGCCGCAGGATATCGACGCACCGCATCTTTTCCTTGAGCAGCATCGCTGGGAGGATTTAGACGGCGACGGCTACCGCGAGCCGTGGATTATCACGGTGCACAAGGACAGCGGTAAATGTTGCCGTGTTGTTCCGAATTTTGATGTGGATCAAATTCGCGTCCGTGACCGTGATGGCAAGATCGTGCGCATCGCCCGCCGCGACTATTTCGTCCACTATCCATTCCTGCCGGACCCGAATGGCGGTTTCTACGGCATCGGTTTCGGGCGCCTGCTGCGCACCATCAACGAGGCCGTGAACACCTCGCTCAATCAGATGATCGATGCTGGGCACCTGCAAAATGCGGGTGGTGGATTTATCGGCTCGGGCCTGAATCTCAAGGCTAGCGAGATGCGGATCGCGCTCAACGAGTGGCGCAACATCGCCGTGCCGGGGCAGAAAATCCGCGACGCCATCGTGCCGCACCAGTTTGCCGGGCCGTCGCCGGTGCTGTTCCAACTCCTCGGCATGCTCATTGATGCGGGCAAGCAAATTGCGTCCGTGCAGGACGTGCTGACCGGAGAGAGCCGCGCCCAGACCATGCAGCCAACAACGCTGCTGGCGCTGATCGAGCAGGGCCTCAAGGTTTTCACGAGCATCGTCAAACGCATGTTCAGGAGTCTCGCTCAGGAATTCGAACTGATTTTCGAGCTGAACAAGCGGCACCCTGACGAAGAAGAATATCAGAAGGTAATCGATTGGGAGCCGCCGCAGCAGCTTGTGGCGCAGCTCCAGCAGGCCGCGCAGCAAGCGCAAGCCCAAGGCCAGCAATTGCCGCCGCCGCCGCCGGAGATCATGGCGCAACTGCAACAACCGACCATGGCTCAGGATTACGAGGACAAGGATTTCGACATCGTGCCGGTGGCCGATCCCACGCAGGTCACGGACGCGCAGAAGATGGCCAAGGCGCAGCTCATCATGGATACGGCGCTGAAATTCCCGAACGTGAACAAAGAAGAGGCGTTGCGCCGCATCTATGAGGCCGGGAACATCGAGGATATCGACAAGCTGATTTCTCCGTCGCAGCCCGATCCAATGATGGTCGAAGGCGTCAAAGCCAAGGTCGCGGATACCCTAGCGTCGGCCAAGCAGAAAGAAGCCCTCGCCGCGAAGGCCCAGGTCGAGACGCAGGACATCGGTCAGCGCGTGGCCCGCGATCATGCGCACATGGTGAGCGGCGGCGCCGATCAAAACGCCGCCATGGAAGCCGCATTGCAAGACGCACAGGCGCGCAAGGCGGACGAGGAAGCTAACCTGGCGGCACAACAGCAGGCTCAGCAGCAACCGGAGCAAGAGGTGGCCGCATGAGCGATCCCATCAGCCGCGACCGGCCGCCAACGGCCACCGAGTGGGAAGAGTGGCTGGCACATCCGACGACGGCATGGTTTCAGAAGGTGTTCCTGCGCGACGAGCACCGCCGGACGCGATCCGAATTTGCGCGCGGCGCCTGGGATCACGGTTGGGATGAGGTCGCGCATGCCGGGCACAAGATGCGCGCCGATACGCTGGCGTGGGTGGCACTGCTGACGCATGCCGATGTGCAGCAATGTCTCAAGGCCCAAGAAACGAAGGATGACGAAGGATGACGAAGGATGAATGATAGCGGCATTATCCCAAGCGAATTTAAGGTGCTGGTGTTGCCGGACGAGGACGAGGTCACGCTGCAAGCGCGGCGTTCGAACATCGCCATCCCGTCGGAATATGCAGCCCGCTATCAGGCTGGAAGCGTCACCGGCCACATCATCGATGTCTCACCGGCGGCATTCTCGTACCACGATTGGCCCGAGGGCACGCGATTGCCGCAGACGGGTGACCGCGTCGTGTTCGCGCGCTACGCGGGAATGAAAATTAAGGGTAAAACCATTACGAACGCCAAGGGCCACGACGAGCAATTGGAATACCGTCTCATCAATGATAAGGACATTGCTGGTATTCTCGAATATTGAAGGCCTTGGGAGGCGCCAATGTTGCTTGGCTTCGGTGTGTGGGTTGCTGGCTGGTTTCTCGCCAGTGCGGTTGGTGCGCTGGTGGCATGGAAAATACTGGAGGCGCAGCGGCGGTTGGAGCCGACGGGTGGCATACAGCCGCCCGGCATGAATCTAACCGATTTGACGCCGGAAGATTTAACTACGATCCAGAAATGGATTGCGCGCAATCCCTGGTATAGCGGCGATGTGGCGCTGCAGTTAGAGGCGCAGAGCATTCATGTGCGCCTCCTGCGCGAGAGGCAAGATTTAACCATGAGGGCCAATTTGACGCGGGTTACGAGCGAGATGGCACGACGCCATCCGGACGAGGTGAGACTTCTGCACTGACGCGCACCGCAAGTTTCGGCGTCCACCCACGCCGGAGACTGCCCACTGACGGACAGGTGTAGCGCATCCCGTCAGTGGGCAGCCATCACGACCAGAAAGAGGACGCCGCCCAAGGGGCGGTTTTTTTGTGCCCAACGAACAAGAGAGAGGAGCCGCCTTGATGGGCGGTTTTTTATTGCCGATGGCTGATGACGACGAGGAAGGCGCCGCGGGCGCAGCCCAAGATGATGACACGAGCGACCAGACCGAAGTCGAGACCAAGGCGCGCTCGCAACGCTGGGTGCCGCTGGAGGAATTCCGAGGCAACCGTGATGATTGGTGCGATGCCGACGAGTGGCTGCGCCGCGGCGATCCGCACTATCTGCGCAAGGAACTGGCGCGCACCGAAAAGGAAATGCGTGGCGTAAAGCAACGTCTGGACGCCGAGAAACGCGCCTTCGATCTGCGCCTCCAGCGCATGGAAAAGATGAGCCAGGCACAGCGCGGTAAGCTCTACGCCGACATCGAGGCAGCCAGACGCTCGGCGGTCGAACTCGGCGATACCGCCGAATATGACCGGCTGAATCGCGCCGAGGCCGATCTGTATCAGAAAGAGGTAGAGGTAGCCGCCGCCGACGCGCCCAAGCCGAAGAAGGGCGAAAGCGCCGACGAGGTGCATCCCGATGTCGAACACTGGGTGCAAGCCAACCCCTGGTTCCTGAAGGACAAGACGTTGAACATGGCGGCCCAAGGCATCCATGTGCAGCTTCTTGAGGATGAGCCGGGGCTGACAGTGACCGACAATCTGGCGAAAACCAAGAAAGAGCTGATGCGGCGATTCCCCGAAAAATTCCGCAGTGCCAGTGCCAACAAAGAGCCATCCGGACGCACTGCCGTCGAGAGCGGCGATGGCGGCCGTATGTCGTCGCAACCGCGCGGCAAAGGTTGGACCGACATCCCTGCGGAAGAGCGGCAGATCATCGACCGTCACATCAAGGAAGGCCTCTACAAAGATAAGGCTGAGGCCGCAGCGACGTATTGGAGTTGACCATGAGCGACCAAACCGACCAACCACCGGTGCCGCCGCTCAGGCGCGGACGGCCGCCGCTAAATCGAGAGATGCCGCAGGCGGGAACAGCCGCCACGGCCAACACCACCATCACCCGCGCGGAGACGGTAAAGGTAGCCAGGCGGCGCCGCCGTGGCATGGGGCTGGAGATGCATCTGCGCTTTGCCCTGCCCGAGCGTCTGCGGGGCGATAAGGAGTACCGCTATCACTGGCTATGCGACCGGCCAGGCCGCATTGAGCAGAAAACCCAGTATGACGATTGGGAATTCGTTATGGACGCTGAGGTCGAGGGCGACGAGCGCAACACTGGCGCAGGGCAGCGCATCGAGCGGCACGCTGGTGTCGATCAGTTCGGCCAGCCGCTGCGGTCCTTCCTAGTGCGCAAGCGCAAGGAATTTGACGACGAGGACAAGGCCGAGGGGCAGAAAGCGCTCGACGCTCGCATGACAGCGATCCGGCGCGGGAAAACGCCGGATGCGACGACCGGCGAGATGATCCATGCGGATGGCTCTTATGTGCCACCGGGCGGGATCGTCATCAAAGAAAACAACACTTAGGCTCGGCGTTTCGCCTGAGCCGTTCCCCTTAACCAGGACTTCACAACATGGCAAACCCTGATACGCCTCGCGGCTTGTGGCCGCGCAGGTATCTCAATGGTGCGGCCTGGAACGGAAAGGCAAATCGCTATTACGTTCCGGCGACCGACACCGACGCCGCCATTTATCGCGGCGGCCTCGTTAAACCCGCAGGCTCGGCCGACTCGCGCGGCGTCATGAGCGTCACCGGCAACGTCAGCACGGGCAACCCCGTGGTCGGCGTCGTCGTCGGCATCGAGCCGCTTGGCGGTGTTGGCGGCACTGGCCGCGATGCCACCATTTACCGGGCGAATTCCACCGAGCGCTATGTGCTCGTCGCCGACGATCCGAACCTGCTTTTCGTGGTGCAGGACGACGGTGCCGCTGTCCCGACGGCGGGCATCGTCGCCAATGTCGCGGACCTTACCGGGTTCACTTCCGGATCGACCGTAACCGGCTTCTCGGCCATCGAGATCAGCATGGCGACGATCAGCGCGGCGGGCGACGCCACCGAGGACATAATGATTTTTGGCCTCGACGACACGCCGGACAACGCCATCGGCATCAACGCCGATTGGCTCGTGCGACTGAACAACCACTTCTTCGTCGACGGCTCGGCCGGGGCATAGGGAGAGAGCAAAATGACTGGTGTTATTACAACTGGCTCGCATCCAAAAGCGCTCTGGGAAGGCATACGTAAGTGGTGGGGCCGCGAATATGGCAAGCACCCGAAATTCCACATGGAAATGTTCGAGGTCGGCGGCTCCAACAAGGCCTATGAAGAGGATGTCGAAACAACCGGCTTTGGCCTCGCGCCAGTAAAAGCGCAGGCCGCCGACATCTCCTTCGACAGCGAGACGCAAGGAGCAACGCAGCGCTATACGCACGTCGCCTACGCCCTGGGTTACATGGTGTCGTACGAGGAGCAAAAAGACAATCTCTATGAGATCGTGTCCCGGCGCCGCTCGGCCGCACTGGCGTTTTCGATGGAGACCACGCGGCAGATCATCGCCGCCAACTTCTTCAATCGCGGCTTCAACTCCTCCTACACGTTCGCCGATGGCAAAGAGGCGTTTGCGACCGATCACGCGACCGTCGATGGCACGCAGAGCAACGAACTAAATCCGTCTGCGGACTTCTCTGAAGCGGCACTGGAAGACCTCATCATTCAGATCATGAACGCGAAGAACAGCCGTGGGCTGAATATCGCGCTTCGGCCGGTTGATCTGCTGATACCGACCGCCTTGAATTTCGAAGCAATCCGTGTGCTGAAGTCGGAATTCCAGAACGACACGGCCAACAATGCCGTGAACGCCATCCGCACGGCGGGGCTTCTCGGCAAGGCGCCAATCGTCAATCCGTATTTCACGGACACAGACGCCTGGTTCGTCAAAACCAACTGCCCGAACGGATGGCAGTTCATCAACCGCGAGGAAATGTCGTTCGACCAGGACAACGACTTCAACAGCAAGAACCTGAAGGCGGCGGCGTATATGCGCTTTGTCGCCGGGCACACCGACTTCCGCGGCGGCTACGCTTCTGCGGGCGCATAATTAAGCCTCACATCAACGTCTGAAACCGGCGCGCAGTAGGGACGACCGTCATCCCTGGCTGCTCCTGCTGCTGCGCGCCGTCCAATCCGGAGAATTTCCTATGACAACTTTCGGCGACATGCTTTTCAGCATGGGCGGCGTTCCGCATCTGCCCAACATTCCATTCGGCCGCGTCTCGAAACCGTGGTTCGTAGCGCCTGGCACTGATGCGGGCGGCAGCGATGGCCACCGGGGTGATAAAGTCTCCCGGCCGTTCGCAACGCTTGCCCAGGCGCAAAGTGTGGCCACAGCCGACCACAACGACACCGTGTTCATGCTGGCCTCGTCGAACACCGCAGCCAACACCACCGACTACCAGTCTACCGCGCTCGACTGGGCGAAGGACGGCGTGCACCTGATCGGCGTCAATGCGGGCGGTGCCGTTGCCCAGCGCTCGCGCATCGCGCAACTTTCCACAGCCACCAACGTCGATAATCTGTTCACGGTCAGCGCCGATAACTGCCTGATCGCAAACATCCATGTTTTCCACGGTGTTAACGACGCCACATCGAAAGGCGCCGTATTGGTCAGCGGCTCGCGCAATCGCTTCTACAATTGCCACTTCGCGGGCATCGGACACGACGCCATGGACACGGCCGCGAATTATTCGTTGTCGCTAACGGGGTCGGAAAACCTGTTTGAGCGCTGTGTGATCGGTCTCGATACCATCGCGCGCGGCACTGCCGCCACCTACGAGATGAGCCTCTCGGGCGGCGCGACACGCAACTGGTTCAAGGACTGCATCATCGAGTCCTACGCCGAGGCGGCCGGTTTTGCCTTCCTGAATGTCGGCGCGACGGGCATCGACCGCTGGACCATCTTTGAGAACTGCCTGTTCGTGAACGCCATCCAGTCGGCGGCCACCACCATGACGGAAGCCCTTGCCGTGGCGGCTGGCACCAGTCCGGGCGGCATGATCATGCTGCGCAACTGCACGCTGATCGGTGCGACTGATTGGGAGACGACCGGCGTATCCGGCCGCGTCTACATCGATGGCGCCGCCCCCACCGCCGCCACGTCTGGTCTCGCTGTCGCTGTCGCGGCAGCGTAATCATGCCCGCACCAGCCAAATCCGCGAAGTCCCGCGCTGGTAAGGACTGGATCGCCGGGGCGATTGGAAAGCCCGGCGCTCTTCACAAGCAGATGGGCATCAAGTCCAGCAAGAAAATCCCGGCCGCAAAACTCGCTGCGGCCGCTGGCAAAGGTGGCCTTCTCGGTCAGCGTGCCCGGCTTGCGCAGACGCTCGGCAAGCTGGGCAAAGGCAAATAATTCCCCCCTCACATCCTTTGACTAGAGGCATCACATGCTTTCTTCTCCCGACTGGTTCGTTGAACACGCCCGCTTGGGCAACATGTACCATTCCTGCTCGACGGGCGCCGTCACGCTCTCGACGGTCAGCGCCACTTGCACGGGGTTGGTGCTTTCCAACCCCTATGGCTCCCGCAAAAAGCTCGTTGTGGCCAAGTGCCGCTTCGTTCCATCGACGGCACCGGCGGGCGTTGCCGTTGTCGGCCTCGCCATCAGCGCCGCCGTATCCGTGACAGCCGTCACGCACACCACACCAGCCGTCATCCATAACGCCATCGCAACCGGTAGCAACGTGGATACCGGTGTTGGCTTGGTCGACTCGGCCGCCACACTTCCCGCCGCGCCGGTATGGTTGCGCCCGATCAGCGGCGTTGCTGCGGCGTCCTCGATCACGCCGGGCATGTATGTGGATGAGACGAGAGGCGAAATCATCCTGCCGCCCGGCACGAATCTTTCCTTCTCCTATCTGACTACGGCGGCCATCGGCATTGCCGCTTTCACATGGGTCGAAATCGACGAATAATAGAGGCCTGGTCATGGCGCAACTTGCAGTTACGAAAATCATCGACGGCCCTCGCAACGCGGTTGTCCATGTCTCGATTTCTGGCGATGGCAGCGGGGATTTGGCGGACGAGATCATCATCGATCCCGCCGCGTTCCAAATTCCCCTGCCACCCGTTCCAGCGTTGAAAATCACTGAAGTCTGGTACGATCTGAGCGGGTTCAACGCGTTCCTGGAGTTCGACTATCTGACGAGCGACACGCCCATCTGGACGATGTCCGGCGGACAGGGAAACTATGTCAATTTCGATTATTTCGGCGGCCTCTCGGATCGTTCCAACGAACTTGACGGCACGGGGCAGATCAAACTGACCACCACCGGGTTAACGGCGGGGGCTTTGGGGACACTGATACTCTCGATAAAGAAAAGCTGACCATGGCGCTGCGCAACGGCTGGAAGCTTGGTGACTGGCTCTATGTCTGCCAGCGCTGCGGCTTCACAAAATATGGCAGCGAAATTCGTAGGGAGTGGACAGGGCTGCACGTCTGCGAATCCTGCTGGGAGCCTCGGCACCCGCAAGACTACGTGCGCGGCCGCAGTGACGATCAGACCGTGCCTTACGCCAACCCGCCAACAAACGTCTTTCTCGCCCCTGGCGATGTGACGCCGGAGGATTTATGACGCTTTCCGGCTCCTACGATTTCTCGCTGACGGCGCGCGAAGTCGTGACTTACAGCCTGCAAAAGCTCAACGTTTTGCCGCTGACGCAGACGCTCGACGCCGACGAAGCCGCAGCCGCCATGCAAGAGCTGAACCTCATGCTCAAGAGCTGGCAGCGGAAGGGGCCGCATTTATGGAAAAAAAGCGAGGGCACCATCACCATGGTGTCGGCGACGTCGTCTTATGATCTGACGGCGACACTCAATCCGCTGCGCATCCTCGGGCTGCGATATCGCAACAGCAGCAGCACCGATCTGCCGATGCGGAGCTTCACCCGTGAGCAATATTTCGATCTGCCGGTCAAGACTTCTGGCGGCAATCCGACGCAGTTCTATTTCGATCCGCAGCGCGGCGCGCCGACGCTCTATGTCTGGCCGGTGCAGGCGACCGTAACCACGGAGACGCTGCGCTGTACCTACCAAAAGCGCATCGACGATGTTGACGATCTGGCGAACGACATCGACGTGCCACAGGAGCATCTCGAAACGGTGGGCTACGGATTGGCGGCGCGTCTGCTGGACAGCTACGGCATCGAGGGCGAGGTGGCGCAGCGTGTGCTGATGCGCGCCGCCGAGCTGGCCGAAGAAGCGATGGATTGGGAGCGCGAGGACATCATTCGCTTCGTGCCGGATCGCGCCCGATGAGCACACCGCTGCCGCTCTTGCTGCCATCGGCAACCACACGCGGCCGTGACGGCCAGGTGGCTGGCGCGCGATTGATCAACGGCTACACCGAGATTAACGGCGACCAAGGCAAGACCCCTTTCGCGCTTTACGGCGTGCCAGGCCTCACGCGCTGGGACACCGGCACATACACGGGCATCGAGCGCGGGCTGATTGAGCTGTCGTCGTCGCAGATGATCGCCTTTCTCGGCAACCAGGTAATCGGGTTCGATAGCGAGGGCGGCGCCACGGCGCTTGCAACGCTTGTTGGCTCTGGGCGTCTGTTTCTGGCCGTGAACCGCGCCGATCCGCCTGAAATCGGCATCGTCACGTCTTCCGGGCAGTATTTCGTCATGCAATCCGGCGTTATCACGGCCAGTGCGGATGCGGATTTACCGGCGCCGAATTCCATAGATTATTTGAAGGGGCGGTTCCTGTTCGGTATCGCTTCGGGCCTGGTCTATTGCTCCGATGCCGACGCAGGGACGGCAATCAACGCGCTGGCATTCGGCGAAATCAACTCCAGCTCCGACGGCCTGGTGCGCGTCTTCAGCAACGCGGGGTTCGGCTATTTCTTTGGCACCAAAAGCCTCGAAATTTGGCAGGCCGACGCCTCGCTGGCCGGGCAGCCGTTTCCTTTCTCGCCGGTGCAGCAGGACATCGAACTCGGGCTGACGGGGCCGCACACCGTCGCCAAATTCGAGAAGGCGCTGATCTGGGTCGATCACAACGGCATCGTGCGCTATGGCCGCGATGGCGCGGCGGAACGGGCGTCAAACCATGCCGTTGAGCGCGCCATCGCCGGGCTGACCGAGGTGGAGAAATCGGAAATGGTCGGCTCGACGCATGCTTTCCATGGCCATGAGGTCTACACCCTGAAGGGCGCGAATTTCACCTACTGCCTCGACATCGCCATGGCTCGCAAAGCCGGGCTTGAGAACGCCTGGTATGAGCGCAAAACCTATGGCCTCGACCGCTGGCAGGTGAATTCATCGTTGCTGTTCGCTGGCAAATACATCATGGGCAACGAGACAGACGGCGCTCTCTATTACCTCAATCCGGATGCCTACACCGAGGCGGGCGCCGAACTGGTGTTCGAGGCGCATTGCCCGCACAGCCATAAATTCCCGTACCGAATGATCGTCGATGCCGTCGAGGTCGATGTCGTGTCGGGTGTGGGCCTGAATTCCACGACTGACTCTGATGCTAACCCGGAATTGATGGTGGATTACTCCGACGATGGCGGCAAAACGTTTCGCGGCGAGCGGCGGCAGTCCATCGGGCGTCTCGGCGAATATGATCAAACGGTGAGACTCAACCGCTGGGGGCGGTGCACCAAGAAGGGGAGAATCTGGCGCTTCCGGGCATCGGCCGCAGTGCTCAAGGCGTTGACGCAGGCCTATATTCACGCGAGGCCGACGCGCTAAATGGTCAACATCCCCACAGCAGATTTGCCAATCGTGAACCCGCAGACGGGCCGCATTGATTTGAACTGGTATGCCGCGCTTCGGGCGCTGGCAGGCAGCGGCGGCACCTCGACCGCTAGCGAAACCACTGAAGGCACGGTCGAAATGGCGACCGATGCCGAGATAAGAGCCGCTACCACTGGCGCGAAGGCCATCATGGCCGAAGACCTCGAAACAGCAGCCGCAGCAGTGGCGCTTACCGATGCCGCAACCGTCGCCGTGGACTGGGACACGGGCATAAACTTCTCGTTGACGATCACGGCAAACCGGGCAATCGGCAACCCGACCAACGGGCAGCCCGGAACATGGCGCACCATCCTGGTGCAGGGAAATGATGCCACCGATCGGACGATCACGTTCGGAGCGAACTATCTCGGGGATACGCCGACGATAATCGATTGCGATAACGCGAAATGGTATCTGCTTTCAGTGTACTGCGTAAGCAGCACGCACTTTGTCGTCTCCTCCAAAGTGGCGCACACATGAACTTCCTTCCGGGGTGGAGTGTAGGGGCGGCAGCGCGCTCTCCGGTAAATATATCCTACGTAAGCCACGCAACCAACGACACAGGCGCCGCCACATACACTTACACAAACCAAGATATCGGCGCGGCATCCTATGACCGTCTCGTTGTCGTTCACGTTGCCAATGCTGTTGCTGGCACTATAACTGGCGTCACAATCGGCGGAAGTGCCGCAACGAATGCGGCGAATACCACGGGAACATCCACACGGACATCGTTGTGGTATCTGCGAGTGCCGACGGGAACCACAGCGACAATCGTCGTCAGTTTCTCCGGCGCCATCAACAGGTGTCACATCCAGGTTTTGCGCGTTACCAGGCAGTCGTCCGACACGCCGTTCGATACCGCCGCGCCCGCAGGCGGCGGCGACGCTTCGCGGACGATCACGATTGATGCGCCTGCGAGTGGCGGCATTATCGCCGCTGCAATCGGCAATGCTGGCTCTGTGACATTCACCAATGCCACCGAGTTAGACGACGTAACGGCTGCCTTCGATACGCTGGCTTGCGGGAAGTACATCACGCCGGTAAACACCGAATTGGGGCGGATTATCACAGTGAACCCATGCAGAGCCATATGCGGCGCCGCATGGGCATGAGGATGTTCCGATGATCCGCAAGGCAACTATCGCGGATATTGATGAGTTGGTTCTATTTTCCAAAGGTTTCATTGAAACCGGAGAATACTGGGGAACGCGAAAGGCGTTCTCTTCTGAAACATTCGAGGCTCACTTACGCAAAATTATTGAGTCTCCGTTAGCAGGGTGTTTTGTAGGTGTTGGCGCGCGCCACGAAATTATAGGAGCTATCGCAGTGGCCATTTTGCCGGATATATTGTCTGGCGGTTTTACTGCGGTTAAACTGCATTGGATGGCCAAGCCATCGCATATTGGAATCGGCATGAGGTTGCTTCTTCGCGCCGAGGTCTGGGCAAAAAAGAACGGAGCAACTGATTTCTATATTTCAGCAATAAACAATAGCGGCGAAGCGCTGTTGGCACGGCTAAAGTTAGAACGCATGGAAGTTGTGTATAGAAAGGCTCTATAATGGGAATCGAAATTGCGATACTGGCCGCTGCCGCCGTTAGTGCCGGATCGCAAGCCTATGGTTCCGCCCAGGCGGCAAAGGGTCAGAAAAAAGCAGCCGCCGCGATGGCGTCGCAGCAGCAGCGCAACGAAGAGTTGTTGGCACCTTACACAATGGCGGGCCAAAACGCCCTCGGCACCTACGAAGCAGCCACGGGCCTAAAGGGTGCTGCCGCTCAGGCCGAATACTACAAAAACTTTCAGACCGATCCGGGTTGGCTGGCAGCTCAAGAGGCGGGCGCAAGCACAGTCAACGACAAATACCGGCTGAGCGGTCAGGGCGGCGGCAACGTGCGGGCCGCGCTCTACGATTACGGCCAGCGCAACATGCTCGGCGCCTATAACACGCGGCTATCGCAGATTGGCGGCGTGGTCGATACCGGCCGGAGCGCGGCCAGTTCGTTGGCTGGCGTGGGGACGCAGGCGGCGGGCGCGCAGGGTAATTTTCTCGCCAATGCCGGGATGGTCCAGGGCCAGGGCATTACCGGCGCGGGCAATGCGCTGGCGGGCGGCCTTAACAATATCGGCAGCTACAACATGTGGGAGCAGGGCCGTCAAGCTGGTAGCAACCCAGCGGTGAGCACCATTTACGGCATGACCGGTACCACCGGCAACAATGCATGGAGGTATTTTCAGTAATGCCAACCGGCGGACTCCTGCAACCCTATATCCCCGACGTGTCCGATTGGTTCAAAGCGGCCAATCAGGGCTACGCCCTCGGCGACACCATCCGCAACCGCGATCTTTCGGTGCAGGCCGGTCAGCAGGCTGCCAGTGGCAACATGCTTGGCGCGCGCTCGACGCTTTATGGCGGCGGCAACTTCGAGGCGGCACGGGGCATCGACACCCACCAGAAATCCATGGAAGCGGCGACGCGGGCGGCTTCCAACGATCAACTGGCGCGAGCACTGAAAGTGCAGGGCGCACTCGCCGATGTCGCGCATGCCATCACCACGCCCGAAGAGTTCGAGGCGGCAAAGGGCACGCTGGCCAAGGCCGGGCTGCCGGGAGTGGACAAATACAACTTCGCCGATCTGCCGACGCTGCGGGCGCAGGCGTTGGATATCAAGACAAAGCTGGAATTGGCGCTGAAGGAACGGGCGCTGGAAAGCGGGAGCGGGAAGCTGCCGGATCGGGCAAAAATAGCTCGCGAAGGCGGACTGACGCCAGGAACGCCAGAATATCAGCAATTTTTGTTGCATGGCCCAGAGAAAGCTGCGGCAAAACCAGAAAACGAACAAAAGTTGCGTGCCGACTACGTTAATCAGACCAAAACATTCCGCGATGTTCAGCACGGGCTTAAGCGCGTTGAAGTTGGTAGCAGCAGCAATAGTGGTGCTGGCGATATGGCTCTTGTCTACGGGTTCATGAAGCTAAATGACCCAACGTCTGTGGTCAGGGAATCTGAATATTCGATGGCTGAGAATATTGGCTCCGTTCCCGAACGCTGGCGTAGTGCAGTGCAGCGCATGCTGACGGGCGAACGACTGCCGCCGCGTGTCCGGGAAGAAATGGCTGGTATTTCTCGCAAATTGGTTGAGCCACATATGCAACAGCAGCAAATAATTGCCCAGCAATACCGAGGAATTGCCGAACGTAGCGGCATTGACCCGCGAAACGTATTGGTAGATTACGGGTTTGGTGAAACCAACAAGCCAGTGCCTTCTGGCGGTTTCGGAACGATGCTTGATCGTTCCGCCACACCAAAAGGGGTTGCTGGTGCTGCTGTCGATCTGCGACACGATACCGAGGGCGTGCAATATGCGAAGCTCCCATCCGGCGCCCGCTTTATTGCCCCGGATGGCTCGGAACGGATTAAACCTTGATGGCCAATTGGTGGGATGAGGCGCCGGTTGCTGGAGGACGGGAAGTGCAGGCGCCGCAACCGTCCGCCTCTTGGTGGGCGGATGCGCCTCTCGCGAACGCTCTTCCGCAACCTGATGCAGCGCCATCCGAAGAAGACCGTGCGCTTTTTCGGTCCACGGCTGAAAAAACACGGGCACGCCTGAGCCGTGCCGGTGGTGAGTTAATGTTGCCTCCGGAACAGCGCGGGCGGCCACTTACTCCAGAACGCATCAGTGCGTTGGCGCGCGAAGCGGGGCTGTCTGCCGTTGCCGACACACAAGAGAAGCGGCAATTCGCCGAAGGCCGGACGCCCTTTCGCCGCACGGCAGATACCTTTTCGACCGCGTTGTCCATGCCCATACGCATCCTGACAAAGGGTCAATATGGTATCGGCGATGTGGTCGGTGCGGTTGCACCGGAAATGGGCCGCGAAATGGCGCAGGGCGAAGCTGGTTTCGGTCGCGCAAATGCCAGTTTGTTGGAAACGGCGTCACGCGCGGGGCAATTAGCACTCGCTATCCCGCCGTTGGCGGCGCTAGGTGTTCCAGCGGGTGGAGTTGCTGCCACTGCCCGCGCAGCAGCTAACCGGCCATTACCGCCTTCCGTGGCGGCGCGAATCCCGCTGCGAAATGAACGCCTTGCGGATGTGCGCGCATTTGAAAACGCAGGCGTTGAGCCGTTCGGGCCTGCGCTGACTGAGGCCGGAACGGCTGGTGTCGTAAAACAACTTTCTGAGGCACCAATCGTTGGCTATCCGGTCCGCAACAAACTTCTGCAGACAATCGAAGAGACGCGAAATGCGGGCGAGCGTGTCGCGGCTGACTATGGGCAAGCTCGCACCTATCGCGATGTCGGCAATGTCGCTGAACAGGGTTTGGAACGATTTCGTGACGCACGATCCGCTGATGTGGTGGAGGGTCAGGCAGCCGGTCTCAGTAATGAACGTCTAGGCGAAATCACGCGCACTCCCGCTCGCGACACATCCGTTAAAACGAAGCAAGACGCCCTCTATGAACGTGCGTGGCGAGGCATCCCCGAAGAGATGCAGCGCGGGCGTTCGCGAACCGAAACGACACGGTTTTTGGGGGGCATGACCAACACTCAGACGCTATTGCGTGACCTTATGGAGCGGAATCAGCGCATGTACTCTGCCACCCGTGGGAATGAGCCAGTTGATGCGGCTTTGGCTTACCCGGTGCGTGGTGGCGTGCCGGGGCAAATTACCGCCGATATCATCGAAGGACGCTGGCGCGGAAACCTGCAAACCATGCGTGACGTGCGATCCAATTTTCGCCGTCTCGCGTCTGGCATCGCTGACACCGAGCGCAATACGCTGACACTTTCGGATATGCGCCGCATCCAGTCCGCAATGACTGAAGACATGATCTCACTATTAGAGCGCAATGTAACCCATTACACCGATGCAGGGCAGGCACAGACGGCAACCCAGATACGGCGCTCTATCCATGATTTTCGCCGTGCGGACCAGTTCACCCGCGCCTCGGCGCAACGGTTGGATGCGCTCGAAAAACTGTACAATGCGCAGAGCGCTGAACAGTTAGGCCTTGGTGTCTTCAAAGATGCAATGGGCGGTCGCAAAGGTGGCAACTTGGCGCGGTTAAGTTCGTTGCGGTCAAGCCTAACAAATGAGGAATGGGGGGATGTGGCTTCCGGCGTCCTTCGCGAGATGGGCAGACCGCTTGGCAGTGCTCGCGGAGCTGCGGAAAGCTCTGGTTTTAGCGTTGGATCGTTCATGACCAATTGGAACAACATGAGTCCGGAAGGTAGGACTATGTTGTTCCGGCGTGGTGGCCGTCCGGAAGAACTTGGACACGCACTTGACAATTTTGTGCGAGTGGCTGACCGCATGGCGAATTTTGAGGCACTGACAAATACCTCGCGAAGCGCGACAAATGCCTTGGGGATGACGGGGCTTGTGTCTGTCCTGACGGCCGCGCAGCAGGCAATGACCGGCAATCTCGGCACTGCTGCTGCCGCCGCTAGCGTTGGCGGCGGAATGTATGCTTTCGGCAAATTCATGACATCGCCGCTCTATGTGCGTTGGCTAACGCGAGCGGCCGAACTTAGCGGTCAGCCTCGGGCTTTGGCAGCGCACGCAGGGCGCCTAGCACGGCTGGGTGCTGTCGAGAACGATGCGGCAGTGCAAGCTTTGCTGATGTCAATCGCCGAAGGATTACAACAGCGATAGTGCCACGGTGCGCAGTATCTTCTCGACGAGCATTTTCCTTGATCAGCACCAGCGCCAACAGAACGAGCAGACTCAGCCAGATAACTTGAAACACTACCTCTCGCCCGTACGACGTCATCGCATCAAAAACATCAAACACAAAACTGCACGCCAGCAGGATCAAAAATCCAATAGCGATACAGGTCACTGCTTTGAGGGTTTGGTTGATCGTCATCCAAAAAGTAGTAGGCGCAATTACTATACCTTGGGTAAAAATCGAACTGTACAAAACGTATAATTTTCAGTCACATGCGCTGCAATTGCCGCCAAGCCCACAGCGCGAGAAAGCCGACCGCAAGCCACACGGGCGCCCACGGCCGGTCAATCGCGGCCGTGAAAAACGCCAAAATCATGAGGATGGGCATTTACCGGAGAAGTACCGGCAGAACATCCCTGGCGAAAGGTCCACCAAAAATGATGTCAATCGCAATAATCGTAGCGATTACAACGACATTCTCAATTGCGTGCCGATGGCGCTGGTAGAAACTTACTTGCATGTGGCGAGCCTCCCAGATCAAGCCGCAACAATACCACGAAATAGACTGATTTGTCATCAGCGGGATATCCCTTATGGACCCTGACCTCAAGGCGCGCCTGCGCTGGCTCAAACCCGGCTCGCGCGAATACCAAGCCACCATCGAAGCCTACAACCGCGAAAAGGCGGCTGTGCGTACGCAGGAAATGCAACTGCGGCTACAGGCCGAGGGTGCTGCCGCCGAACGCGAACAGCAGGCAAGGAATGCTGAGGCCGCCCGGCAGGGCGCACAGCGCCAGGAAGAGGAAGGACGTCAGGCGCGGGAGCGCGTCGCCCAGCAGGAGCGCGAAAATCAAACCGGCATGGTCACGGCCGCATCGACGGCCGCCGGGCTTGGCGGAGGTGTGCTGGCTGGCTGGGCAGCCGACAAATACGCCGCTCCACGCTACCGAGCTGAAATGACCGCGCGCGGAGCAGAAATCAGTAACCTGGGAGAGACGGCGCGAGCAATCAACCCGCAAGCTCCAGGCGCTAGAGGCGCCTATGGAGATGTTGCCGCATCGGCGCAGCGCGGCAATCTGCTGCGCCGTCCCGTGCCCTGGGGTGGCGCCTCGATGGCCGCCGGTGTGCTCGCGCCTTTGGGCCTATATTCGACATTCGAACGGGCGCCGAATGCCCGCAGCGATACCGAGCGAGCAATTTGGACGGGCGCCGGATACGGCGAGCTGGGCGCGGCCGGTAAAATGATGGCTGGATCAATCAACCGCTACCGCAATCCAGGCGTATCCTATCCGGCGGCGGACGTTGCCGCCATCGAGGGCGCTGGACGCATGGCGCGCGGCGGCGAACTTGCGCCGCTGACGCCACCAGCCGGAACGGAAGCCGCACCAAGAGAAGTCGCAGCAGGCGGCGGCGCAAATGATGCGGCTCTTCGCGCTGCCCGCCGCGATACGCTGATGAGCCTCACGGTTGAGCAGAAGCGGGAGTTGGCGCGGCGGATTGGCGTGCCGGTATCCGGCAACAAGGCCGAACTCGCGGATCGCATCCTCGACCGCCAGGATGCCGCCGCGCGGGGTGAGCCGATACAGCCAGCGCGGCGCGCCGGACGGTTGCCACGGGCTGGCGGGGCGGTTATCCCGCTGGCGATTGGCGGGCTGGCCTACGACGCGGCATCCTCGGAAGCGGAAGCTGCGGGCCTCGATCCGTCGGAGGCGCGCAATCGCGGGTTGGTCGCGGGTGGCGTGGCGGGCGGCACGACGGCCGCCGTGCCCTATGCCATCAACAAATTGTCCCGATATGCGCCGGTTGCCGCAGCAGGCAAAATGCTGCCCGTCGCCGGATCGGCCATGGGTCCGCTGATGGCGGCGGACGCATACGACCCTTCACCGGAGCAACTCGCCCAAGACCGCAACACCGCCGCGCGCTATCTGCCGTCGGCCTTGCGGGGTGGCGCGGTGGAGGACGCCTATCAAATGGCGCAAGTGCCAGAGCGCGGCGAGCGGCCGCGCGGTTATCAAGACCCGGAAACCGCGATGATACCCGGCACCGATATTGCCACCAGGGCCGCACGCTCTGGCGCCTACCAGGCGGCGATGCAGCAATTGCTCGATAGTCTCCAGGAGCACAACGACTCCATCTCGCCGCCGCCAGGGCGCAACCCAGCGATCAGTTACGAGGCCGCGCAATGACCAACACCGCCCTGTCCTTCATCTCCGCGCGGCAGATCACCAACAACAGCGGCACGCCGCAAAGCGGGGCGAAGCTCTATTTCTATCGCGAGCTTACGACGACCGCCCTTACCGTCTGGACAGACGACGCGGCCAGCGTTGCGCATGCGCAACCGGTGGTCGCCGATAGTGGCGGCTTCGTGCCGCTGATCTATGTCGATGACACCTACGACTACAAAGTCGTGATCAAGACCAGCGCCGATGTGACGCTGCAAACCTACGACAACATCCCGGCGCCCGAACCCTCCGTGACGGCAACGGGTTTTGCGCCAGAACTGCTGACGTGGGTGCAAAAAACCTCGGCATCCTCGCCGGTGACGCTTACCACGGCGGACCTGGGCAACGCCTACGAAGCCGACACCACCGGCGGCTCGATCACATTCAATCTGCCCAGCGCCGCCAGTGCGGGAAATGGCAAGGGGTTTTTCTTCAAAAAAACCGCCGCCGCCAATTCGCTGATTATCGATCCATCCGGCTCTGAGACCATCGACGATGTATCGACATCGCTCACCGTCACCAGCATCAACACCATCGTCAAAGTATCCTCGAATGGGGCTGAATGGTACAAGACGGCGGGGATCGTCACACTGGACATGATTCCAGCGAGCATCATCAACACCCAGACAGAAGCCACATCACCGGCCGATACCGACGAATTCCTGATGCAGCTTGCTGGAGCTGGCGCATATCGCAAATTGCTGACCAAACATATCCCAGGCGCACTACTGGCAATTATCGAGGATCAGAAGGCGCAAAATACTGCGGGCGGCACTTTCACAAGTGGCGCAGATCAAACCCGTGTCTTGAACACTCTAGTATACAATCGCGGAACGCTAGTAACGCTCGCGTCGAACCAATTCGTATTGCCTATCGGCGTGTGGGATATTAAGTGGTCTGCGCCAGGATTCCAGACCAACGCGCATCAATCCTGGCTGTACGACATAACCGGCTCGGCCGTTGCTGGCCGTGGCACTTCGGCGGAAGCTGGCGGCGCCAGCAACTCGCAATCCGATAGTGTTGGGAGCGCCCGCGTGTCGTTGGCCGCTGCTACGACGTATGAAATACGACACAGGTGCACAACCACACGCGCGACAGACGGATTCGGCGTCCAATCCAATTTCGGAGTGGAGGTTTACACCAGAGTCGAAGTGCGGGCGGCCTGAGGCTGCCGAGCAACCTTAATCATCGTCGTGTGGCGGACGCCAAAACGCCGGATCGCCGCCTTCTTCTGGTGTCAGCCATATCAGCAATCCGGCGCCAGTGACCAGCGCCAGCGCCGCAAGAATGAACAGCCAAATCATTGCGCCGTTATCCCATCACATCAATCAAATGAAGTTTTTGAGCCAGCCAATCGGCATCGGCGGACTCGGCCAGGAAAGCGACGCGGTCGGCGCGCAGCTCGCGGGCCTTTTGCACCACCGCATCGATAGGGGCCGCTGTCGATCTGATATAGGTGATCGGGTGCACAGCGGCCTTGAACTCATCGATGACAGACTGACGATCTGCGGTCCCCCTATCGTCGGCGGCGACGATGCAGACGGAAACCCCAGGCGGCTCGACCTGACGCGTGGCACAGTCAAGAATATCCCGCAACATCTGCGTATCGTCTGGCGCGCAGATGCCGATAACTACTATCGATGATTGCAATTAAGCCTCCCATGGCTGAACTGCTACTGTATGCGCCCAAACCTTGAATGTCACGCAGCAAGAGGGACTATGAGTACAATTACTGACCGCTGGCCGCTGCAAAGCGCGTGCCGGGTGTTCTACGGCGATCCGAGCGCTTCCGGCTTCGAGGCGAGAAACCTGGTGCTCGTGCCGCTGCCGTTCACGATGCATATGGACGATCTGAAAATCACGCGCATGCGCATTCACAAGAAGTGCGCGGCCAGCCTGAAGATTGTGCTCGATGCCGTGCACGCCAGCTACAGCGGCGACATGGCGAAGATGGCGGCCGACAAGGCGCTGGAATACTCCGGCAGCTACAATTTCCGGCCCATGCGCGGCAGCGCCCGGTTGTCGATGCATGCCTATGGCTGCGC